ATGGAGCCGCCTGGGGGAATCGAACCCCCGACCTATTCATTACTAGGCGACCATTGGGCCTCTAATGGCGCACTAGACCCCGAGGCAGAGCCCGCGCCCGTGATCCCCATCCGGCCACGCCGCACCCCGCCAGCTGACCGGCCCGCCACAGAGCCGATCCCCGCATGAGCGCCGTCGAGATCGTCCGCGGCACCACGGAGGCCGGCAATCCACGTCTCCGAGTTGTCGACGGCGCCGGCTCGCTCCTGGCTGCGGCTATCCATGTCAACGGGCACTGGGAGATCTTCAGCTATGAGCCCGGCCCGCCGAACGGTCCGCTGGCGGCCTACTCCGAGCCCGATGCGCGCGAGTGGGTGGCATGGATCGGTGAGCAGGTGCTCGGGGCTCGCCGATCAGTGACCGGCTCGTGATCGAATGGTGATTCAACGGTGACCGTCGTTTTCCTGTCAGGTGATCATCAGGTGTTGCACAGTGACGCGGTAGTTAAATCACGGTTCGAGGGGAACCAACACATGTCGTTAACAATCTGGCGCACTTGGCAATTCGCACAATCACTGTCCGCCCGCACGGTCCACGAGCGCACGCAAGCCGTCCACCGCATGGCCCAGTGGTGCAACGTTAATCCTGAGCACGCCCAGATCGATCACGTCGTCACCTGGCTGGCCGAAGGCGGCGACTGGTCCGCCAACACCCGCTGGACCTACTACACCCACCTCAACGCGTGGTTCCTCTGGCTCCAGAAAACTGGCCGCCGACTCGACAACCCCATGGTCATGATCGACGCCCCGAAGCGTTCCAAGGGTATCCCCCATCCGGTCACCAACGAGGGAGTCCAACGCCTGCTCAAGGTACGTGCCCGACGCCGCACCCGTGCAATGCTGCTGCTGGCTGCGTTTCAGGGGTTCCGCGCCCACGAGATCGCCAAGGTCAAGGGCGAAGACTTCGACCTGATTGCACGCACCGTGACCGTCACCGGGAAGGGCGGTTTCACCGCGACACTCCCCCTGCATCACCGCGTCCTCGAAATCGCCTACCAGATGCCCCGTCGGGGCTACTGGTTTCCCGGAGTGGACCGTGGCCACCAACGCCGCGAATCGATCTGCGGCACCATCAAAGAAACCATGGTCCGCGCAGGCGTGCCAGGCTCGGCTCATTGCCTGCGGCACTGGTTCGGCACGGCGTTGCTGGAAGCGGGGGTTGACGTACGTGTCGTCCAGACGCTGCTACGTCACCAGAACTTGGCCACCACCGAGATCTACACCCAGGTGTCCAACGCTCGGCGCGCCGAGGGTATCGAGCTGCTCGATCCGTTCCGCGTCGACCCTGTCGCGACCGTAACCGACCAGATGCGGCGCGTCATCGAGCAATGGTGCGAGAGCGACGACCGGGATTCGCAGAGCGAGACTGCGGCCGAGGCGGCGTAATCAGGCGCGTTTGGCGATCCACGCATCGATAGTTTCCGGCAGCCAGCCCTTGACCCGGCCGACGATCGCGTCAGGTTCAGGGAGCCGGCCGGGGATCATGGCGTAGGCCTTGATGGTGTTGCGGGATAGGCCAGCTCTGTCGGCAAATTCGGTGACGCTCAGGTATCTGACCACTGCGCCGACGGTAAGTACCCGAAAGGGTGTATCCGTTTGGGTGTCCCGTTGAGTACATCCGCTCGTTAGGGTCGGTTCCCATGCCTGCGCGCCGATCACCCTGGCTGGACGAACGTGCCGCACTGCTCGCGAAGACCCTGTCTGAGCGACACGGCCTACAGATGCCCGACGACGTCATGGCCGCTGCTCGTGATGACATCTCGGACCACCTGGACCAATTGGCCGCGCTGATGAGGATCGGCCGGCAAGCCGCAAAGATGTACGTGACCGACGATGTGATCGCAAAGATGGCACAGCGCATCGCGATCGCCTATCGACACGCGGCGGGCAACTCTCGCGGCTTGGCCCGGCCGCATCTCCGCGTCGTGGACTGACAGCTTTTTGACAGGTCTGTCACAAGACGCAGCGAGCTGGTTGTACGCTCACCGGCCATGAAGGTGCTGGTGCCGCTGATCGCCGTCGTGGGCATTGCTGCTGGGATCATGCAGGCCCCTGCGGCGCACGCGGAGCCCGACGTGTTCGGCTTGATCACTCCAGACGAGCAGGGCGAGATCTGGGCCAACAGCCAGCGCAACTGCGTGATCCTCGACCAGGCCGGCGGCACGGCCGACTCGGTTGGTGCGTTGATCGATCGCTACCAGTCCGATGGCTGGGATCAGGAAAGTTCGATCGACATCGTATGGGAGTCGGTCGAGCGGCAGTGCTCGGAGTACCTCGGCGTCGTCAAGCGGGTTGCTCGGACCTACGGTGATCCGTCATGAGCAAGTGGGTTCTCTCGCTGATCGCTCCGCTCGCGGCGGCAACGGTGGGTCTCGCTGCCCCCGCCCAGGCCGACGTGGAGCAGTGGCTGACGAGCGACCGCTACCCGACGAGCAACGATCCAGGCTGCGAGTCCATCCCGTTCCTTGGTCTCAATCCGTATGTCCGATCGATATGCGATGACCCGATCCGGCCGGACGGCTCATGGCGGCGGTACCGCGCACTGTGGCACCCGCGATACGTGCACAGCACATGCTTCGGCGTCCTCTATGAGGGTGGGTGCCCGAGCTGGGCGAAGGATTCACGGGACGTCATTGAGGCAAGTCGCAACATTGATATCTACGTCGTCACCCCTGACACCATCCCGTCGGGCGAGCCCGGACACCTCGGATAGCTCGGAACCGACCGCGCGTCGCCTGCGTCTTAATGGTCATGAGGACTATCGAGGTCGTCGACGCCGAGCTGCGCGTGCTGGCCGCGTATCGGCGAGCGTGCGCGGAGGCCGGCCACCCGGTGCGGTCTACCGCGGTGATGGACCGGCTCCTCGATGAGCGGTCAGTACTCGCGGACGCCGGGCCCGGTGACCAGGGTGCAGTCGGGGCGTAGCGGCGGCCCGTAGGTCGACGTCGCGCAGGTCTTGCACCAGCGCGCCGCCACTGAGGCCGAACCGGTGGCCGTTCGGGCAGGCTTCCGGCTCGACGATCACCCACCGATCGCCTTCCTGGATGAGTTCGCCGGGTTCGGGCACGCGCACACGATAGCGCCCACCGACGACAAAAGAGCCGCCCCGACCCGGAAGGTCAGAGGCGGCCCCCTTGTGCGCGGCTACGGCGTCACAGCGGGTCCTCGCCGGGGTGTACCCGCTTGATGAACCCGTTGACGCCGGCCTTGAATTCGCGAAGGTTGGTGCGGTCGTCACGCAGTTCGCCACGCAGGCCGCCCATGTCGTCACGCACCGCGCCGACGTCCTCGCGGAGGCCGTTGATGTCGCGGCCGTGTTCGATCTGACGCGACCGCATATCGGCCTGTCGTTGGTTCATCTCGGCCTGGCGTCGGTTCATCTCCGCGAACTGTTCGTTGGTCCGCTTCTGCTCGGCCGCAGCGAGTTTCTGCGCTGCCTCGACGCGATCGAGCTGGTGACGGAGGTTGTCATCGATGTGCTCGTTCTTCACCTCGTCGCGAACCGCTTCGGTGTTCACCTTGACGTCGTTGAGTACTTTGCGGTCGCCCTCCCAACGCTCTTTCCCTTTGCGTTGGCCGCGGATCGCAACGACCAACGCTGAGCATCCGGCGATTGCGGCGATGATCGCGGGCAGGTTCGAGACCAAAAGGCCGAGCACGTCGATCATGTCGTCGGGTTGATAGTCGGCCGTAGCGGTGCTGATGGCATCGGCGATCGAACTGGCCAGACTCACTGTTCACAGGGCCCCTTCACTCCGGCGGTGATCACCGCGACCGCCGGTAGCGCAGCCAGGCAATGGCCCACGATCCGACGTAGATCGTGGGCCACACCAGCACCCCGGCCAGGAACCACACGGGTCCCGGCATCAGAGCCCAATGCCGGGGTACCGAGCAGCTTGCTGACGAAGAAGCTCGTCGCGATCCGCCGCGCTGCCGGTGATGTTGATGGCCTGCTGCACGAGCGGACCGAGCACCGGCACCGCTGCCCCCAGCGCATCGCTGGCGGCCTGCTTCACACGATCAAACTCCGAGGTGGCATGCGCGACGTTCCCGATCACCGCGGGCAGTGCGTTGATGATCTGATCGGCCGGCGAGACGGGTTCAGGTTCGGGGGCCGGTTCGTCGAACACGCCGTCGGCGCGTTGCGACCGGGTCTTGGACGCGGCTGCCGCCGACCCCGCTGCGCCGGTGAGCATGCTCGCGGCCGCGACGGCGACGGCAACCCACTTCGACACGCCGCCCTCGACGAGCGCGACCGCCAGCGGCGTGCCAACCACGGTGATCACCGCGGCCGCGGTGTAGCGGTATTGCCGGATCTTGGCCTTCTGATCGTCGGTCTTGCTCACTTCTGAGATCCCTTCTGCGAGTTGATGAACGCCTGCAAGGCTGCAGGGTTAGTGGCTTCGATGACGCTCAGGACGTCGCGCGCTGTGGTGTCGCCGCCCGCGGCTGCAGCGACGAGATAGCTGAGCGCGGGCGGGTTTTCGGCCGCGATCTTGGCGAGCTTGTTCCTGGCGTGGTTGACCGGCCCGGGCAGAGTGCCGTACTTGCCCTTGCCAGCCGCGGTGCGCAGCATCCGAGACAGTGCGTCGGGGTCGCCGAGCGCGGCATCCGGTTCGACGATCTCCCCGCGGTGAAGGGCAGCATCGATCGACTGGACCATGCGGACGATCGGAATCTTCGGCTCGCCCGGGGTGGCGTAGATGGACAGGGATTCAACTTCCAGGTCGGACATCAGCAGTTCCTCCAGTGGGTCAACGGGTTTGGATGGGGCGGTGAGGGTGAGCAGTTGATCGCCGAGCGCCAAGGCGCGGTTGTATCTGGCTCGGCGTTCGTCGATGCCGGTCGTACCGCCGTTGATGGCGGCTGTGACTGCTGCGAAGCCGCGGTAGTCGCCCCACCGCGCGTTCTCACCGGCGTCGACAAGGGCGTTCATCGGCCGCTGCACCTTCCAGTACCAGGCGGCGCCGATGCCGGCCCACCGGAGGTCGGCGAGCTCGGTCGGGCGGTCGACGAAATACGTTGGCGACGGCACCAATCCGCGGTCGAATGCCCACCGGGAGAAATCCGTGTAGTGGGCGCGCCCGGTGATCTGGATCCATGTGCGGCCCTTGAACCGGCGGCCGTCGCCGGGTTGCGTGTTGCCCAGATCCTTGCGGCCCTCGTAGGCATCACCGGATGCGTACTCTTCAGTGGCGTTGAAATTGGCTGACTCATGCCCGGTGTTGGCGATGAACGCCGCACTCCGCGGCGGCGTGGTGCATTCGGCCTGTCTCAGGCCGCCGGACATCGTGGGCAGGATCTGCGCGGCCCGCTCGGGGGTGAGGCCGGTCGCGCGGGCGAGCACGTCGACCGCGTCGGGACTACCGGGCACGGTAGGTACATCTTCCAGTTTTGCGTCGAGGTACCAGAAGTCGTGGAACAGCGGGTCATTCCACGCGCGGGCACCGTCGTAGAGGGAGACACCGACGCCGTTGACGTTGCCGTGGGACTCCCAGTCGACACCGCGGGCGGACATCTTCACCGGCCCGCCGGGGATGTCCATCGTCATCAGCGTGCACGCGGTGTGCGAGAACTCCCCCCCACCACCGTGCTGCAGACCGACGAGCATGACCGGCTTGAACGGCAACGCCGCCGGCCCGCCTTGTGGCATCCGCTTGAATCCGAGGTCGTAGACGATCTTGTGATCGAGGCGGAACGATTCGGTTGAGCCGTACCGGTTTCCGGGCCAGTCCGCCCGGCCGCCGTACCAGGCGGCGGTTTGCAGCACGAGCCCGGAGCAGTCGGTCGAGTCCCGCGGGTTGCGGGTGAACGCACCGCCGTAGTCATAGCCCAGGCCGGCGCGGGCGCGCGCGAGATCGTGCACCTCTTGCGCGCGTTGCCGGGTCACGATAAAGGTCACGCGGGTTCCTTCCTGTTGAGACGACGAAAGCCGCGCTCCGGCGAGAGTCGCGGCTTCGCAGTAGGTTTCGGGTCAGACGGCCAGGTCTTCGTGGCCGTCCTGGATCTCGACGCCGACGCAGAAGATCGCGGCGGCCAGGGCGAGTCCAGCGAGCATGGCGGCGGTGAGGACAGCGACGCCGCGGATCATGTCGCGATCGGGGTGAAACCGATGCTGTTCGTGTTGATTCTGATGATGTCGCCAGACGTGCCACCTTTTGACACCGACGCTGCTGCCGAGTACAGGAAGTTGCCTCCAGTCGATGCGTCCCAGAAGCTGACCCCAGCAATAGTTTCCGACGCGCCCAGGGTGTGCTCCGGGGTGTTGTTCATCGCGATCGAACCCGATGCGGCGGCGTTCCATGAGCACGCGTAGCGGGTCGCCACCGAGCTGGCGTTCGCGGTACCCGCCGCGCCCGGGTCCCCAGTGTGCATCTTGGCGTAGACCGTTGCCGGCGGTGTGTAGGCGATGTTGCGGAATGTGTGATCAAGCAGCTTGTTCGCCAGATAGGACGAGACGCCGTACGGCATTGGTGTTGCCTCCCTTTACTTGTGCGGGTCATTCATGGGATGGCCATCGACCTTGAGCCATTCGTCGATCTCATGAGATTCGACGGTGTCGATAGCGGCTCGGACGAAAGCGTGGAACTCGGTGCGTGTTCGGGTCGGCGGAATAGTCGTCGGTGCCCCAACGCGGATTGGTGGCCCACCGCGCGAACACGGCACTTCCGGTGTAACGACGGCCAGCTGCAACTCACCGCCGGTGTCGTAGAGGGTGAATTCCCACCCGGGCTTGTACGTGATGCGAGCCAGTTCTGACCGCATCTCATCGAGTGTCATTGGTAGGCGCGGAACCACGCCTGGCCACGAGCACCTTTGCCGCCAGCGGATTGACCGATGCCGAACGCGCCGAGGTTGCCGCCGCGACCCCCGCCGCCAGGTGGATTGCCGGGTGCGGCCGTGCCGGAGGTGACCGCAGCGCCACCTATATAGGTGATGCCGTTCCATGTGAAGTTGCCGGGCGATTTGCCGTTCTGCCCGTTGATCACGGCGTCGCCTTTGAGTCCACCGGCGGCTGTCAGCGTCGACCCGGCTCCGACAAATGTTGCGGTGGTCGGATCACCGTCTACACCAGGCTGATTGAAGGCGGGGTTGGAAGGGCCACCGGCGCCACCGTCACCGACGGCACCGGTGATCGCTGTGACATCCCACGGCATCGTGACCCCTCGCTGAAGCGTGTCACCGGCCCACTGGGCGCCGTATCCACCGCACCCTGCGATGCCGGTGCCCTGGCCGCCCTGACCGCCGCCACCACCGCCAATGAGGACGCGGTCGATGAAGTCGCAGTTGCGCGGGAACACGTAGCTGTAGGGGCCGACCGTGGTGAATGTTTGAGGCGCAGGCAGCCCGGTCGGTGGGAAGCTCAGTGCCAGTGCCCGATTGGCCATGAGGGTGGTGGCGGTGTCGATCAGGCTGAGGCGCTGCAATTCCAGGCTTCGGCTGGCCGTGATGGTCTGGCTGAACCCCACGGGGACGACCCGATCGAGGTTGATCGCGCGCGGAACGGTGATGGCCTGTGTGAGGTCGATTGGCCGGATTTTCTGCAGGTTTACTGCGGCCGACCAGGTGACGGCCTGCGCCAGGTCGATGCCCATGACTCGCGATAGGAATAAGGCGCGTTCGATCTCGACGGCCGCGGCCACGTCGAGTTGCAATGTGGCCTGTAACGACAGGTTTCGGGTGACGGTGATCGGCCGGTCGAGGACGAGTCGGTACACGGCCTGTATTGCGAGCTGCCGTGTCGCGGTGATCGCACGCACCACGTCGAGGCCCTTGAGCGCCTGCAGCTCCAGGTCGCTGACCACCTGCACGGTCAGCGCGGTGCCGAGACTGAGCACGACCCACCACTGCTGTTGCCCTCCGGGCGGTTTCGGAATCGTCGGGTCTGTGGTCCAGCCCGGTTTGGGGATTAACGGTGGTGGTGGGGTGGTGGACCAGGCCACTACGCCACCGTGTAACCCAGTGATACCAGCGCCGCGGCGTGTGTATCAGCGTCGACCAGCGCGAGCGGTGTCATGCCGTTGGCTGGGTCACCGTCAGCATCGAGCACGGTCGCGTGTTCGTCGCAGAGGAATACCTCGGCGCTGGCCGGCAGATGTGATCGGGCGATGGGGATGTCGAACGGCATGGATGGCGTGGTCGCCACTGCGAGCCGGTCGTGCACCGTCACCAGCAGATACCAGCCGTCCGAACAGGCGTAGTGGTTCGTGGTCGGTGCGAACTGCGGAAGCGCTTCCGCCACAAGACTTGCTGTAGACACTGCATCTCCTGTCATCGCGTGAAGATCCAGACACACCCGGCGCCGCCCGGGCCGACCGCACCGTCTGCGCCATTGCTGGTGCTGCCCCGCGAGCCAGCGCCAGGGCCGCCGCCGCCACCACCGGGGAAGCCGCCGGCCCCGCCGTTGCCGCCGGCTCGACCGACACCGACCACGGCACCGGTTCCGCCGGCCCCGCCACCACCGCCGCCACCACCGCACTTGGTGGCGGCGCCCGCCGAAACGGACCCGCCAGGCTGGCCGTTGTTGCCGACGCCTGATGTGGTGGTGCCGCCCAGGCCGCCAGTGCCGAGCGTGGAGGACGTTCCCGGGTCTCCGGGGGTGGAGGCCGTGTTGGGGGTGTTGATCGCGTCCTGGCCGTTGCCGCCCTTGCCGCCCTGCCCCGGCTGCGAGCTGGTCGGGGTGAACCCGAATGCAGTGGCGATACCACCCGGGGAACCAGGCGACGGCGACTGAGCGAGCACCGTGCCGGTGTGGTTCCCGGTCGCGGCCCGCACATAAGACCGGGCACCGTTGGTGCCGACCGCGATATCGAGCTGCGCGGGCAGCGTGGCTACGTCGAGCGGCTGCACGAGGTACGAACCGTCCAGCCCCGGATTGCCCCCGATCTTTCCTGACGGGGGACTGCTGGGCTGGCCGCTGCCGACCAGCACCGCGATGGCCTCGGTGATGCCCGTCGGGCGCACCCAGTTCGTCTGTGACGACGTGAACGTGGTGACGTTGAATCCGGCGATCACCGCATCGCGGATCGCCTCGATGGTCTGTTGAGCCTGAGCCGGGGTCCCGGTGCCGCCGGACCCGAACCATCCGTTGAAGATGCCGGCGAGGCCGTCGGTGACGGTGTCGCCGAGGTCGACCAGGCCTTCGACCACCGTCTTCGGCACGGTGCCGGTGATGTCCGCGCCGTTCAATTGCCCGGATGCCATCAGCTTCTGGGTCTTCTGCCCGAGCGAAGTCCACCAGTCCTTGATGTCCTGCAGAACCGGCAGCGACGGCACGGTGGGGATACCCGCGAGAATGTCGCGGATCGTCTCCAGGATCGTCTTGAGGTCGAGCAGGCCGGTGATGCGATCCATGCCGAGCATCCCCAGCACCGTGGCCGGGGCGTGGAGCAGCGCGTCGAGCAGGTTGTTCAGCTCGTTGATGCGTGCCTGGATGGCTGCGGGCAGCCCGTCGGCGAGCACCCCGACCGGCGGGATTTTCAGCACTGGTGTGTTGAGCCAGTACACCGCGCCGGCCGCCAGCGGGTCGTTTGTCAGGGCGGGTCGCACCGACTGCACCCCGGCGGGGATGTCCCACTCCGAATCACCCAGCGTGACAGGTGAACTGATGGTGCCCGACGGGTTCGGAATCGACCCGAGGACTACCGGTGTCGCCGGGCCGGAACCATCGGCCGAGGCGAACGTCTCCAGCACGTACCGAATACCCTGGCCTGCCGTCGAACTCACCCCGGAGTACTTCACCTTGATCTCGGTGTTCAGCGGCTGGTCGGGTTCGACCTTGATGACACCGGACTTCAGATAGAGGATTTTCGCGGTGCCGTCACAGATCACCTTGGCCGCGTCGGCTGCCGCGTCGTACGACCAGCCGTCGTTGTTCGGCACAGATGTCGCCGTGAACCGCTCCAACAGGTTCGGTACCGCGGTCGTCAGGAACGGGATCGGCACCCCACCGGCGAACTGCGGCAACTGAATCGGGCCAAACAGATTCGCCGCCGGGAGCGGCGAATTCGGACCCAGCAGCAGGTTGAGCGGCAGCAGGAACGTCGACACGACCGTGTGCCATATCGCCGCGGGGTCCATTGACGACGGGTTCGTGAAGTCGAGGCCTGCGAACAGGACCCGGAAGATCCCGAAGATGTCCTGGATTTGCAGCAGTACCGGGTCATCGCCGTCGTAGGTGCCGAGGATGGCCTCCAGCAGGCCGACCAGTTCGCCGACGACCGGCAGGTCTTCGATGAACTTGAGCAGCAGGTTCGGCAGGTCCTCGGGACCCTGGACATCGGCCGGATCAGCGTTGGCGACAGCTGAATTGAATTCCGCCCAGATCCTCGTCAGGATCCCGAACGGGGTCAGGTCCGTGAGGGGATGGCCGCCGCTGGACCCATCGAAAATGGATGGGAACCGTTCAGCAGCGCGGCCCCGCATCGCCGACGGGGACATGTCCTGCAGCCGACTGGCCAGCTTATCGAGCGTGAGTGCTTCGACCGGCAGGTTCGTGACGCCACCCGGTGTGGTCACGCCTGCACCGCCCGAGCCGCCTTCGCGATCCGCTTCGGCGGTGTCGGCGCGGTCGCGGTCCGCGCCACGAACGGCTCACCGTCGGTGTGCTGCGGCGGATCCGGCAGCTTGACCGACCGCTCCCGCACCCCATCAGTGATCCACGCCGGCGCGTGCACGGCCTCCGGGTCGATGTGCTCAGTCTGCCGCACCCCGAGCGCGACGAGCTGCGCCGCCAGATCACCGACCACAGGCTGCAGCAGGTGCAACGGCATCTCTGTCGCCGTCAGCAGCGCTGACGCCAGCGCCCCGCCGATCGCCTTCGTCTGGCCCTCGATGTCGCCGACATCCGGGATCTTCTTCGGAATGACCTGAGACTCAATAACCTTGTCCGCGATCGCTTTCGCACTCGCGCCGGATATCCGCCGACTCTTTTTGCTCACCACAGTCCTATCTGGTTCAGTCCACTCATCGCCTTCGCCGTCAGCTCCGCCAGCTTCTCGATCGCATCCGCGTCGCGGCGGGTGGCGCCAAAGGTGGCATCGATGCCGAGTCCCTTGCCGTCGCCCCAAGCGATGTCGAGCTGGCGGCACCGGCGCACGAACACCCGCGGCATGAGGTACTTCGAGGTTCCGCCAACCCGATCACCGAGCCACCAGTGCCCAAACCCGTTGTCGCCGATCAGCCATGGAGCCGCGTTCGCGACCGTCAGGGTGAAATCGGTGTCGGGGTCGGTCTCGCGCCGTCGACGCCGCAGATCCATCACGGACAGCGCGGTGAACGCCTGGGTGACGTTGGTGCTGGTGGTCTCCAGGTAGTGGCCCCACCCCTGTTTGGCGACCCGCAGCAGCAGCGGTACCGACATATAGGCGAGGATCGAGTCCTTATAGATCGGGTTCAGGAAGCTGTCCAACGCACCGCCGAGCGACCCAACCGAAATGGTGTAGCCAACGACTGCGCTGATCGTCGCGCCCAGGTTGTCGCCCAAGACGTCACCGGCATAATTCACGGCCGCCGAGATCAGCTCGTTGACGCCGGGCATTGACTGGCCACCGACGGTGATGCGGCCGGGCCCGCCGGGTGACCGCGAGAATTCCGAGGTTTGGATGCCGGTGATGTCGCCGTCGCGGTAGATGACGTAGGGGTGCGCGGGCAGCGTCCCGAGGATGCCGGGCAGCCGGTAGCCGGTCTCGTCGATCGTCTCCCCGGTGAACAGGTCGTAGGAGTCCTCGACATGATTGGACGTGACGTTGGCGATCGTGCGGGTCAGGCCGGTGAGCAGGTTGCCGCCGATGCTCGTGCCTTCGCGGAACCCAGATTTGTTGACGATGCCGACGAACAGGGTTCCGTTGCGCCAGTTGGTTCCCGCGCCGGGCCACGGCTCCGGGTCGCCGGTGAACCACCGCCGCAAATCCCACTGCAGCTCCGCGTCCTCGAGGATCGGTGCTGCCACATCGAACATCGATGTCTTGATGGACCCGACGACCAGAGCCAGCGGCGCGACAGAATCGCCGAAGTTGCGGGGCTTGACCACGATCTGTGACTGCTGCCAAAACCCCCGCAGCGCATCCACCAACCCTTCGATGGTCCAGTTCGCCGGGTCGAGCAACTTCATCAGGTCGCCGATGTCAATGTTGGTCAGCTGTAGGCGCAGCAGGTTGCACGCCATCGTCAGCAGCAGCGCGTGATCGGCCTGCAGGTACATCATCCAGGCCTTGGGCTGCTGGATCAGTGACACCGGCAGGAATGGATTACCTGCTGTGTGAACGAATTTCAGTTCCTCGATGTCGTCGAGGAAGTCGATAACCACCTCGTCGCCCTTGTCGCCCCGCACGACGGTCACGCCGTTCTGCGGCTTCATCCGGCCGCAGAGGCGGGCGCCCATCGTCTCGATGCGGACGTGGATATTGCTGGTGCCGCGCGCTTCCTCGTCGAGCGCCCAGAACGCCGCCCAGGTTCGCCTCCGGTCATCGAGGTCGATCGGGAGCCGCAGCTGGATGACGCCGGTCTCGTTGACGACCGGTGTGACTCTGCCGCCGAGCTCGCCGTGCACCTGGCCGCGGTAGACCCAGTCGCCGTCGTAGAGCCAGATTTTCGGCCGGTCGTAGGCGCGTTCGATGCGGTACTCACGCAGCTCCCGCGCCCACGCGGCGAAGTCCTCGTGATCGGTGCCGGTGAACGGCTCCGCGAACGTCGCAATCGTCATTCGTCACCCTCGTCGCTATACGCATCGCCGTACCAGAGGCGCCGCATTTCCTCGTCGCAGTCGCGACATGGGCGGCGCTGGGAGCATCCGGTCTCGATCTCGTGCGCCTGCCGAAGCGACAGGCCGGACTCGATGACCGCCTTACCTTTGTCGGTGATCTTCATCAGGCCTCCAACCCCGACTCGGCTGACCAGAATCGGCGTTGCCGCAACGTGGCTTTCGCACCCTTCGGCCCGTTGCACACCACCGGCATCAGCACCGGATCATCGACAGTCCCGGTATACGGTGGGACCGGATACACAGGTTCGACACCGTTGAAAAGCCCAGCGGCATTGGATAAGTCAGCGTTGACGTAGGTGTCCATGAACGGGTCAGACATCACCGACAGCAACTGGGTGAGTTCCTGGGTGACGATCATCCGCGCCGCATCCGACCCGACCGGGCGGTTCCACCTACGTTCCTGACCGAACCCGAAGTCGGGGAACTGCCAGGCCTTCGCCGGGTCGAATTCCCATTCGAGCCAGAGGTTCTGATCGGTCGGGTTCCACACCTCGAACCAACCGATGCACTCCCCGGCGACGGTGACCTTGCCCTGCACCAGTCCCAGATCGCCCCATATGCCCCCCGCAGTCAGGCTGACTCTCGTGCCGGTGAGGGTGCTGCTGCCGGCGGCCGGGCCGGTGAACAGGACAACGAGATTGCTCGCAGACGTCGTTGTGGCCGCCGTTCCGGTGACGGTGACGTTCCCAGCGCCCACCGATGCGAGGCCCTCCAGCGCCGACTTGATGGTGGCCGCGTTTGCGTTGAACGGCAGGTTGCCGGTCGTGTTGGCGCCGTATGTCAGGGTGAAGTTGCCGCCATCGGCCTGGATCTTGATCGTGAACCGGTCGGCCGGATTCTCCCACGAGGCAACGGTTTCGGTGCCCTCGAACATCGGGTTGACCGCGATCACGGAGACGACGGCGTGATACTCCTGGTCGATGTCGGCGTCGAACCCGTCCTCGGTGGTGTACTGGATTTCCTTGGACAGCCGCAGCGTGAGCGACCGGCGTCCCGATGGCCCGTCGTAGTGCCACTTGACCTTGCGGAAGTTGCCCGGTGTGCCCCAGAGCCGTTGGAACCGCGGCCGGGACTCGGGGGTGAGCCAGAACGGCAACACCATCTCCCGGATTGGGATGGTGTCACCGACGATCCGGCCGCCCGGCTCGAACGCACCGGACAGGGTTCGCACGGTGAACCCGGTGTCGTAGAGGCCATTCGGGTCGGTGTCCAGAATGATGTCGTCGCCCAGGTAGGCATCGTTGGGCGCGGACACCACGACCGAATCACCATTGTCCGATTCGAGGGTGATCGTTGCGACGGCCATCAGAACCTCTGCAATTTCGCCGCGGCCCGCTCACGTTCCTGGCGTTGCGCTCGAATGAACGCATCCTCGGTGTCGCGCGCCTGAATGTTGTAGGTCACCGGTGGCAGCTGCTTACCGCCGCCGCCGGTGAAGCCCTTGGCCATTGTCATTGCCACCTTGATTCCATCCTGCGCGATGCGCCAATAGTCCTGGGTCATAAGCGGTTCGGGTCCGCCCGACCGGTTCTCCACCAGGTGCACACCCTCGTCGACCCAGCCGCCGGTGTCGTACAGCTTCGGCTGGCCCCACCACGGCTTCTTTTGCGGCGTAGCGGGCGGCGTATACGGCGTCCAGGTGTTCGGCCACGCCTTGGGCCCGTCGGCGCCGCGATCTCGCAACAGGGCCTCGGCAGCTTCGATCTGCTGCTCCTTGGTCGCGAGATCGGCGCGCGCCGCGAACTGCTTCCCGTACGCGTCCCACGTCGGCTGATCGAATTGCAGACCACCGAAGTAGCCGTTGCCGGTGTTGATCGCCCAGTTACCACCGGACTCTTTCTGCGCCATCGCATCCCAATCGGCACCAGGCGTGGCCTTCGCCGCCGGCGTCGCTTGATCCGTTGGCCCAGGTGCCGCACCGGTACCCGCATGCGGCTGGGATCCTGTTCCGGTACCGCTGAACAGTGACGCCAGCCCACCGCCGGTTGATCCGCCGCCGCCGAAGATCTTGTTGCCGTCCTTGTCGGACACCGATATGCCGCCGACGAGGGAGCTGACTCCCTGCAGCCAGGACGGGGAGTCTGGGATACCCAGCACCCCAAGCAGCGAGGACACTTGGCCGCCAACAAACTTCTCGGCCGCGAATCCTGCCCAGCCAGACAGCGTCGTCGGATAGCTACCTGACGACCCTGACCCCGATCCAGTTCCGGCTTGGGCCATGAGCGCGCTGCGATCCGTAATGCCCTGCAAGCCGCTGAGATCAGACGGCGACGACGTGGCTGAATTGGCCCCTGAATCGGCTGCGCCCGACAGCGGCGAGGTCGGAGCGGCCACTGGTGTCGCTCCAGCTCCTCTCCCCTTGCCCAGGATCACGTGGAGGTGGTCCATGTGGTTCTGGGTGTCGCTGCCGCGGTCGCTCATGCCGGTGCCGGCGGTCAGCGCGCCGCCGTAGCCGTAGCTGGTCTGCCGCCAGATGATGCCGTCGACTTGCAGTGCAGGGCCGTTCTTTTGGAGGAACGCGAGAATCGCGTCACCGGTCGCTTTGCCTTCCGGCGATCCGTAGTTCGGGATCATGATGTCGATGGCGTTGCCCGTTGAGTGCTCGCCGTAGCCGTCTTCGGCGCGACGGCCGCCGATGCGGGTAATCTGCGGCCACGTCTTCATGATCAGCGTGCGCAGATAATCGGCGCCAGCGTTGAGCCCCTCAGCGGTGGCGCTCTTGTTCACCGGTGAACCGACGCGACCGCCCAGCTCGTAGCCGGGTAGTTGCCCGGTGGCGTTCATGTGGTCGAGCAGGCCGGGGTGTGCTGCCTCGATCATGCGTCGCGATGACGCTTTGATGACCTGCTCGTCGCCGTGCACCACACCGGCGATCTGTTTGGTGGGCAGGTTCCCGGTGTATCCGCCTAACGAGAAGCCCTCGGCGGCGACGAACTTGGGCAGTTTCGGAATGCTGACGTTGATGTCGTCGCCGAACGGGTTCGGGATGTGGAAGCTCAGAGCGTCGGCGAACGCGTTCCACTTGTCGCCGATCCAGTTGAGCACCGCAACAAGTCCGTTCTTGAGGCCTTCCCACATTCCTTTGGCGGCGTTGGTGATCGCGGTGGGCAGGCCCTTGAACCAGTCGACCATCGCGGTGAACTTGTCTTTGATCCCGGTCCATACCTTGCCGGCGGTGTCGACGAGCCAGTTCCATCCGGTGCCGATCGCTTCCCAGACCTTTTTGAGGAAGGGCCAGGCGGTGTCGACGAACCAGTCGACGACCGCTTTCGCGGCCTCCTTGATGCCCTTCCAAGCGGCGTCGACGACCTTGCGGAAGGTCTCACTGTGCTTGTAGGCGTAGATGATTCCCGCGACGAGCCCGGCGATGGCCACGACGACGATGCCGATCGGGTTGGCGCTCATCGCGGCGTTCCACAGCCATTGCGCGGCCGTGACGGCTTTCGTGGCGGCGGCGCCGGCGACCATGGCCACCTTGTGCGCGGTGAGCGCGATGGTGTTGGTGCCCAGGGACGCTGTGCCCGCGCCGGTTGCGGCGGCGAACACGCCCTGTGCGATCGACGCTGCGGCCATTGCGGTGTTCCACACGATCATTGCTGCGCCGATTCCCTTGGCCGCCAGGGTGACTGCGAGGATGATCGGCGCCAAAGGTCCGAGGTGCGCAACGACGGTGGCCAAGTGTGGTGCGAGCACCGCGACGACTGTCGCCCAGGGGGTGAACGCGTTGACGATTCCCGGCAGGACCGGCGCGATGTTCTGCATCGCCTGCCCGAGTGCCGGCATCAGTTCCCGGGCCATGGTCGTCACGCCCGGTGTCGCCTGCGCGATCGCATCGCCGATCGCCTTGAAGCCCGGGGCCAGCGCGGGCGCGGCGATCGCGCCGAGTTCCCGCAGGCCGGAGAAGATCGGGGCGACGACGTTGCCGATGTTGCGGACCTGCTGGGAGATGGTCTCGAACACGGCTTTCATCTGCTCCGGGCTGATGCTGCCCAGCCAGTTCCCGAACTTGGCCAGAACACCATCGAGACCGTTGCCGACGCCCGAAAACGTCGTCGCGGCGGTCGCCGCGAATTGGGCGACTCCCGTTGTCAGGGCGCCGATTCCGCTGCCGCCGATGAAGTGTTGAAAGAAGCTGTCCGATGCGGCGATCATCTGGTCGAACGCGGCCATCGTTGCCGGCGCGGTCAGGCCGGAGGTGATCTTGTTGCCGAGGCTGCCCAGTGTCGTGGTCAGTCCGACGATCTTCGGGGACAGGTTGTCGGCCAGGCCGCCGAGCATGGTGAACGTGGGCGCGAGGGCAACGGACAGTTCGTCGGTGACCGCGTGGCGGAAGTTCTTGACCGCATCGAGCATCGGGGCCATCCGCTCGCCGATCATCGCGTCGAACGGGTCAACCCCCGACTGGCCCTTATTCTGGGCGTCGGCCACCGCCTGCAGCGCCTCGGTGAGTTGCTTTTCGGAATCGATGACCGCCTGGTTGGCATCGGCCGCTCGTTGCTTGGCCTGGACAACCTGGTCGGAGCCTTCGACGCCTAGCCGATTCGCTTCAGCCGTCTTGTCGGCGAGCTCATTGTTGGAGTTCTGCGTCTCGGCGAGCCGCTGCTCAGCCTCCTGGACCCGCAGGACCGCGCGCTCCCGGTCGATCATGTCGACCGGCTGCCCGTCGCGGCCGAGGTCCTGCAGGTCGCGCCGCGCCTCCAGGAGGGACAACTGCGCGTCCTTTTCGGACAGCGCGGCGCCCCGCAGCTGGAGGTTCATGTCTTTGATCTGGTCGGCTGCTTCCTTGCGGGCCCGCGTCAGATCACGCTCGGCGTCGCGGGATTCCCGCTTGGCGCGTTCGACGCCCTTCTCCGCTTGCTCGACCTGTTTTGCCGCCGTTGCAACGGCTTTGGCTTGTGATGCGCCGCCGTCACTCTTGGCGTAGGCCTTGGCGGCGTCGGACAGGCCGGTGAAGCCGGCGGTGAGCGCGAGTAGCGCGGGGCCGAGGATGCCGGCTGCCGCGCCGGCGGCGATACCCATCGCGGCACCCACTGCGGTGAGCGCCGCGACCATCGGGCCGCCCAGGAGCGTGGAGACGCCGGTCGCGACACCCAGCAGTGCCGAGAAGCCGATCGTTCCCAGCGCAGTGATCTTCCCGAGCTGGTTGAGCGTCGAGAGTCCGCGGCCAACGGCGGTGAGCAGGATCAACGACGAGGTCACTCGACCGATGTCGCGGGCCGCGTTACCGGCGGCCCGCGACACCAGCTGTAAGCCGACCGCCAGTTTCCCGACCCCACCACCGCCGAGCAGTGTCAGCGCGCCACCGGCGGTGAGCAGCGATTTCGACAGCCCCTGCGCGGCAACGGACGCGACCTTTGTGCCGGTGGCGATCGCGCCGACGTTGCGCAGGACGGACCCGACGCCTGAGGCCGCCTGATCGACACCGGAGCTGATGGCCCGGATGCCCGACAACATCGAGGCGCCGAGGCTCGCGCCGTACCGATTCCCGACACGGGAAGCGTTGGCCGTCGAGAGTTCCTGCTCCACCTGCCGGTGCAGGCCTGCAGCGAATCGTGAACCGTCGATGCCTTGCCGAATGTCACGGCCGGCACGTAGGCCGGCCTGGCGCGCGCCGTCGACGTCGACATGTGCGGTGATCGACCAGTCGCGCGTTGCCGTGGCGATGGCTTCGCGCACCCCGCGTAGCGACGGAATGAGCTGCAGCGTCGCGTAGCCGATAGTCGTCACCTACATGGCCTCCTCACGTATTTCTTTGCTGTACGCGCGTTTTCGCTTCGCGTAGTCGGCTTTCAATTCGGCAATTCGGGCCGCGTGCGCCGCGGCGCGCGCCTTTTCTTCCATCGCGGCGCGCACCGGGTGATCGGGGTGTGGGCTGTTCGGATTGGAGTTCACCCGCAGCAGCAGTGCCCACAGGTCGGCGATCAGGTGATCGGTCGGTGACCATCCGGGCTGGCCGTCATTAATGGCTCGTACGAGCGAGGACTCTGGGCGCTTGAACAAATCTCGGATCAGCACCCAGAGCCGCCGCGTGGTCAGCGTCCCGCGGTAGAAGTCGAGCAGGTCGACCTGGGGGTAGTAGTGCAGGAGGTCTGCCTCTATCTCGTCGCCGTACTTGTCGAGCAGGCGATAGAGGCGGCCTAGTTTCCCCCCGATATCGCTTCGAGCTTCACGCCGATCTCGTTGAATTCATCGACGGTAGGCCGTTTTTTGCGGAACTCGGACCACTGCTCGGGGCCGAGCATCAGCTTCGTTGCAGCGAGGTTCAGCTTCGCGTCCCTGCCGGGGTCGTCAGCCTCAATACCGTACTCCTGCAGTGTTTCCGGGTCCTCTTGGAACAAGAGGATCGCGTCGAGCGGCATGTTGCCGCCGACGGCGATCTTCAGCTCCATGCCGCACTGCTCGATGGTGACGTACCCGGATTCGGCTTCGGCTTCGGCCTTGCGCGCGGCGGCGGACCGCTTCTGCTTGTGGTCCTGCGGCTGCGGCGCATTCGCCGGGATGCCCTTGCGTGCAGGGGTTTTGCGGGGTGTGGTCATGATTGGACTCCTACGAGTGGTGTTGGGGCTCCGTGGGTTTGGAGGCCCAGCCCGAGTGAGGGAGTCCCATGCTCACTCGGGCCGGGGGTCTTGGTGTCAGTCGACGGTGACAGTGCCGCCGGTACCGGCCGCCGACACAGGGGTGATCGGTCCGGTGAACGTCGCCACCAGCGGCCCACCCGACGGACCTTCCACGGTCACGCCGGGCGCGGGCAGCGCCTGCACCGACGCCAGGCCACGCAACGCGGTCTGCAGCGCGTTCGCGGTCTTCGTGGTGATCGACGCCGTGGTGTCCGCACCGGCTGTGGCGGTGTACGCGGTGACGCCGGCCGCGATCGTGAACGTCTTGACCACGTCATCCGAGCTGGCATCGACGACCTGGAAAACATCGCCGTTGGCGTCCTGGGTGTGGTGCACCGTGAGTTCGGCGAAGCTGAGTTCGCCCTCGATGAAGCCGCCGTGGCTCTTGGTCTCCACCGGTGCCGGGGTCAGCTGCACCCACACCCGCTTGCCCTGCAGGGTGTCTTCGTCGACGACGCGGTACAGCACGTAGATCTGCACGTTCTTCGGCGCGCCGATCTTGTTCGGCGCCGAGCCGGGCAGCACGACCTTGCGGGTCACCGCGTTGTCTTCCAGCACGGTGAAACCGGTTTCGAGCTTGCCCTTCTTGAGCTTCACCCGGAACAGGGGATGCCCGAAGCCGTCGTACTCCTTCTTCTCGATCGACGGGTTGAGCGGGATGCCCTTCTTGTCGTCAAGCAGGCCGGAGAACAGCCAACCGAGGACTTCCAGGTCGGCGTCCGGTGTCGCCGGGATCATCGTGTTGATGTCCGCCACGTCGGCTGCCAGCTTGAGCCAGACTTCGGCCTTGTCCGGAATCAGTGTGACATCGGGATTGATGGTGTACGCCATGGTGATTTCCCTCCTTCAAGGGCGTTGACAGCCCTTGCGGGCCAACAAAAAACCCCGCCAGGTAGACGGGGCTGGAATGGGGTTGTTGCGGATCTATCTGAGGTGGATTTCGAGGCCAGCAGCCGCGGCGGCGCGCGTGAGCACACCGTCCTTGGCCTGCTGCTCGGCCGGAACCGAGATCGACGCCGCAGCACGATCGGTGGTGTACTCGGCGACGATCGCATCGTCACCGGCGTGGCTGCCGACTTTACGTGCCAGAGCGTTGATTTCGCCTGCGGCGATTCTCTTGAGGACTTCCTCGGCACCCCTGTGGTCCAGTTCGAAACTCATCGCTACACCTCCACCGTTCGTGCCTGTGCGGTCAGCAACACCGACGCGAACATGGCGCCGGTGGCCTTGTCGCGGCCATCGAGGACCCCACCCATGTCGCCGCCTTTGATGTTCGCGACACCCGGTGGGCGGGGGTTGGATTCGGCGAGCTTGCCCGCTGCCACGGTGGCGATGCGCACCGCGTCGTCGCGGCCGGCGGCGTAGGCGGTCAGCCGCAACATGTGCTGCGACTTCACCGGCCAATGAGCCGGGCCACTGTCGTCGGCGACGGTCAGTAGCGATCCCTGTGCTGGGGTCCACTTGGCCGGCACGTTGTCGCGCACCAGGACGCCAGCCATGTTGGCGTCCAGCCACCCACGCACTGCCGGGAGAATGTCGGCCAGGACGCGCGTCATCCGACGGACCTACCGGTAGTGGACCTGCACAGGACCTCAACACCGCTTGGTTCGGTGCGCGGTCGCTGCCATACCCGAACGCGGGCAAGGCAATCGCGGTCACGGACCCTGATGCCGTAGTCGTCTTTGACGACGTCGGTCGTTTGAACCCAGGCGTCCGTGTCCGGCCGGTAGGCGGTGAGACCGAAATACACGGTGAACTCCACCGTGTCCTGCTCACCGTCCTCACCGAACGAGAGCGCCGTGTTCCCGGGTGCGACCACGAGCGGAGTCAGCACGACCGGAACGCCCGCAGGCAGCGGGTTGCTACCCGCGTCCATACCGAACAGCGGTGTGACCGTCACGGTCTCAGTCACAGCCGGACCCCCACAATGGTCCGGCACCGGTGTAGATCGCCCCGCAGTCACAGAACGTCGCCCCGAGGTTGATCGCACAGGTGTCGGCGTGCTGCACGCTCCCCCCGCCCGCGGTGTCGTAGCTCCACGCCTTCCGGTCACCGCCTCCCGTACAGATCGCTTGCAGCTGAGCGATTTCCGACGGCCACAGCAACGAGCGCCGTGGTGTGGAGTTGTCGAAGGTTTCCGAGTGCTGGAACGGACCGACAGTGTCAGACACCTGGGTCCGCCCACCCTGGCCGGCCTCGTTCCATCGCAGGACGGCCCCGCGCAGGATCGCCTTGGCCGCTTTGGCTTTCAGCGGGTCCAGGTTGTCTTCGCCGAGGCATGGGGCTGACAGAATGGCCAGCCCCATCACGTCGTCGATCATGTCCTGGGCCTTGCCGGGATCGATCTCGGCGAAGTTGGCCAGATCGGCCGGGGTGAGCAGATCAGCCATCAGTCCTCGCTCCGCCCGCTCGCCTTCTGGCCGGCCTTTTTCGGGCCGGGCCGCGGCGCTGTCGGTGCATCGGCGGGGGTGAGCCCGCCGATGCGTTGTGCCTTGTCCTGAGGCACGTCCACGACCACACCGGTTTCCGTGCGGTAGCGGGGCATGGTCAGCCGGCCACCGCGTCGACGAGCTTGGCGAAAGCATCGAGTGCGGCGATGCCCCACCCGTAGACGACCTCGGCGCGGAACGCGACCTGGTTGTTGCGCTGCAGGTCGCCCTGGCCGTCGGGGTCGCCGTATTCGATCATCTTCAGGCCGATGGCCCGCTGGATGCCCCAGCGGATCGCTGAGAAGTCGCCGTCGAATCCGTAGACCTTGGTGGCCGTAGCCGCGACACCGACAGCGCCGACGGTGTCGGAGACCGACGTGTTGTGGTTCTCCAGCCGTCCGGCCGGCGCGGTGGCGTAGGCGAGATCGGGGTACATCTTCGGGCCGATCGGTTCCCCTGTGGCGACCGGGACGCGCTGCTTGCCAAACGAGGCGGCGAACACGGGGTCTAGAGCCAGATCCCGCGGGTTATAGCGATCAGCCAACACCAGCGCGTCAGCGGCGTCCAGGAGCAGTTGCGGAGGTGTGGTTGCGACGATCTCCACCGAGTTGGTGGTCTGCGACAGGTATTCAGTCATCGCAGTGACCGGTGCGCCGCCGGTGGGGTTGATGCCGTGGAACACACCGAAGTCCAGCGCCCGGGACAGCGCGGGCTGGATCAGGCCGAGGATCTGTTCGATGGCGTGCAGCTGCTGGTCCTCGTCGGCCCACTTCACCTCTTCGGTCCACCGCACCGTCTTCTGGAACTTGAACGGCTTGGTGGTCTTGGTGGTCGGGGTGATCGTCGAGGGCCCCTTGTTGGCCCCTTCCCCGACGTACTCGGCTTCGCCGATGTCGAAGGTCATGAACTGGCCGGTCCCGAACTTCATCGGCTCGGCCCCGGACAGGGTGGCGATCGCCGATCCGAACTTCACTTTGCCGAGCCACGGATCGAGAATCTCGTTGGGAAGGTTGAGCTGCGGGCTGGTGAGTACCGCCATGATGTCGTCTCCTTACGTGTTGTTGCCGAACAGCTCCCGCGTGAATTCACGCATGCCGCTGGGCTTTTCGGGTTTGTCGCCGTTGCCCTGGTCGGCAACGTAGTTGTTGTTCTTGCGCTTGCCGCCTGATTGGGCGAGCAGCCGAGCGGCCTGCTTGAGCAGCAGATCGGGATCGGTAGCGGTGAGGAACAGTTCCGCGTCCTCGTCGGCGATCTTGTGCAGCGCCACCAGGTGCGCCTTGAGTCCCTCGGCGACTTTCGCCGGCACGCCGGCAACTTCGGCTTCGGCTTTGGCGATGCGGTCGGCTGCCTTCTGGGCTTCCGACTTGTTCGCCTCTTCAATCTCGGCCAGTTTCTTGGCCGCCGCAGCGTTGGCCTTGGCCCGGGTCTCCTGCTCACGGGCCTTGCCCTTCCAAAACTCCACTGTTTCAGTGGGTTTCTTGTCGCCATCGGCACCCTGCGACCCCGTTGCGGCGTCACCTTGACCACCGTCGCCGTCGCCGTCGCCGGCGCCGCCGTCGCCCTCACCGCTTCCGCCCATGACCGGCCACCAGGGACCGCGCTTGCCGATGCCGATGGCGCGAAGCCCCGTCGTCGGGTGGATGGGCAGCTCGTTGATTTCAGACATGCGTGTTTCTCCCGTTTCGGGTAGTCCTCTGCCGTTGCGGCCGAGGTGGTTTCAAGGGGGGTGACGTCCGGGGACGTCGAATAGCCGCCCCACGTTGCGCGGGAACGGTCGAATAGGGGGCCTACGGCCTACGCGTCGTTGGCGTCGGTCCGGTTGGCGAGATAGCGCTGCATCGTGGGGGTCGAGTACAGCCGTGCGAGGGTCATGTCCTCGTAGCCGGCGGCCCAGAGCTTGGCGAGGGCCAGCGATTTACCGGCGTAGGGGTTGACGTCACCGAGCTGCGCGGCGCGGCCCTCGGCCCGCGCGCGCTTGCAATCCTCGGGCGTGATCACTGCAAGAAGTCCTCACCGGTGGCGGTGTATCTGCGTAGAGAGTACTGCCCGGAGAGCACCATCTTTTTGAAGATCTGCCGGGTGATCCGCCCGCCGTGCTCGTCGAACCATGCCGCCATGTCGCCGCTCATCATCTCGCGTGCCTTCTTATCGCTGACATACCAGAGGTTTTTGGGGTTTACCTTGCCGTCGTAGCGGGCGCTGAGCATGAACCCGTTGGTGGCGTTCTCGGCCTCAATGGCGAGCTCGCTGATGTGCTTGTGGAACGCCGAGGAGAGCAGCTGCTCGAAGTTGTCGCCCGGTAGACCCTCCAGGCGGGCCATGCGGGTGAAGTCGCGCCGGCGGATCGACTCGACGGACTTGCCGGTGACCTCGGCCTCAGCCTCGGCCGGGTCATACCCCTGGTCGATCTTGGCCAGGATCTCATCGGATTGCGCGTTGACCTTGGCCGACCGGCGGGCGCGGTCGCGTTCGCGCCGCCGTTCCTTGCGTTGGGCGGCTTTGCGTTCGGCGTCCTCGAGGTTTTCCAGTGCGATGGCGGCCCGTTCGACACGGTCGTCGTCGCCAGAGGCGATGGCCTCGTCGAGTTCGCGTGCGGCCCGTTCCATCGGGGTGACCGGCTTGGCGGCCGGCGCCGGCATGCTGTGCAGGTCTTCGGCATCGACGCGGCGCCAGTACTCGACGGCGGCCCGGTGCGCATCCTCGGCATCGAGCCACGCGGCGATGTCTTTGGGATCAGGAGTGTCGCCGGGATCGGCCAGCCCAGTGTGGCCACCGCCGCCGGGGTCCTTCGGTCCACGTGGCCCGTCGGTGCCCGTTTTCGGAGCCGGTGCCGCATCTTTGGCGGGCCCGGCGGGCCGGGTGCGGGCCGCGGGCACCGAGGCTGCGGTGCGCTCGCGTTCGATGGCTTCCATGCGGCCCACGACGGCCGTGATGTCGATCGCGCCGTATTCGCCTTTGGTCTGGCCGTCTTTGGCAGCACCACGAACGGCCGCCATGTAGTCCTGTTCCCACTGCTCGACGTAGGCCGGCGGTTCGTAGGTGTCGCCCGGGCGCACACAGACCGCGACGCAGTGGCAATGGTCGTGGTACTTCTCGCCGAGCGGGCGGGTGCCGCGCGTGCGGCCGATGCTGGCCCGGGTGTTCCCGACGCTCTTGCCGGCCGCTGCGGCTTGCCGAGCGTTGCGGTACACCGCGCGGCGATCCAGTGCCTCGTCACGGGTCATCAGGCCGCCGTGGATGGCTCTGCGGTCCGCTTCGGTCAGGTCCACCCCGCGGCCCACGACGCGGGTCGCTGCGGCCTCTGAGGTGTATACCGCGCGACGGGTGGCCAGCATGCGGCAGAACGCGCAGGCGTTGGCCGAAGCGTGGCGGGCCCACCGGGCGCCCTTCTCGCGGTCGACGTTGTGGATGATCGTGTCGCGCGACCCGTCGAACACCGCGCGCATCGCCGAGCCTTGCAGCGCGGGAATCGGTTTGGCTTGCAACAAGGCCCACCGCGCGGAGGCCGCCAGCCGGTCGGCCGGCACCAGGTCTGTGGGAACGTCCGGGACGAATTCCTGACCCGGTGGCTGAGGGCCGACGGGTTGGTCTGCGTAGAACGTCGCGGTGGTCTGAGCGGCCAGGTCCAGGTAGGGCATCGCCAAGGCCGGGTAGGCCTCGGTGAGGAACGCCAGCGCTTCTCTCTGGTCGAGCCGGTCGATCCGGCTCAGCAGCCGCTCCACCTTCACGCCGAGGTCGGCGGCCAGCTGCGTGAGCAGCAGCTGAAACTCAGGAACCGCTACCGGCACTGGCCGCGGCCTGTTGTGCGGTACCCGGTGCGGGCGCCGGAACTTCGGTGACCGGGGAGGCGGTCAGCTTGTCGACCAGCGACCCCGCCTGGGCGCGACCCTTTTGCGCCATGGCCCGCTTGACGTCCCGATCGGACAGGCCGAGCAGCTCCAGGCCGACCTCAGTCTCAGCGAGCCAGGGCACCGCGGCGAGTTGCTTCATGCCGGCGTCGGCGACAGCCGAGCGCGACAGGTAGGCCGGTGGGCGCCACTTGGTGTCGATGCTCGCCCATGCGGCCGGGATCTCGTCCAGGTCGTTCTTGATCGCGAGCGCGCGGGCCATGGAGCGGCGGAACGCCGGAGACCAGTCGTCGGTGGTGCCTTCGGCCTCGGCGATGAGCTGTTTCTCGGCGTTGTCGGAGCCGTCGGCGAGGCTGGTGTTGGTCTTGGCCTGTACCCCGAGCGCCGATACGGGCAGGTCGGTTTCGCCGGCGAAGTCGTTGGCGCACTGCTGAAACAGTTCTATGTGCGGGGCCGGTGAGGACTGCTGGAATTGCTTGACGTCGGCGCGGGCCAGCTTGTCGTCCGGCGCGTCGGGATCGTCGGCGATGCCTTTGATCCGGCCCATCATCGCCTTCCACGTCGGCAGCGGATTGCCCTGATCGTCGGTGAGCACCTCGCGCGGGTCCGCGCCGAGCATCCACAGTTCCGGGTAGGAGAAGAGGTCGCCGTGGCCTTCCATCCGGGTCAGCACGCGTAGTGCGCGATCCTGTAGCGACATCACCACCCGCGAGATCCGCGAGGAACCGAACGGTCGCCCGACTCGGGGCTTGTAGATCAGTGCTTCCGCCGGCACGCCCCAGGGGTGGGGTTTGTCCTCGACCGTCCAGCGGCGACCCATGCTGGCCCTGGTCGCGGTGACGGTGCGGCCGTCGAGGTATAGCACCAAGCTCAGCGGGTTGCGTTCCTCGTCGCGCTTGAGCACTGAGAGCAGGTTGTCCAGTCTGCGCGTGCGGCCGTTGAGTTCGCCGGTGGTGGTGATTGCGTCAGCGACATGGATCAGCGAGGCGGGTTCGTGCTCGGCCCCAGTGGTGTTGATCAGGAATGCGGGCCCGTGGATCAAGGAGGAGACACCGGCACTGGAGGATTCGGCACCGAAATAGTTCTCATCCCACACCTCTTGGTAGCCAAGGGAATCCAGGTCGCCGTCTACCCAGGTGTAGCCGTCGAGGTTGCAGCGCCGCGCGAGGATATCCACAGCTTTTGCCGACCAGCCGAGCACCAGGCCGAGTTTGAAGTACTCCGGGGGCACCACACCCGATCCGAAGCGGCGGACCGCGTGACGACCGTCGTAGTAGCAGGCGCGGAGGTAGTTGCGCGGTCGACGCTTGTCCAGTTCGCCGAGCAGGCCATTGATCAGGGCATTGTCGTCGCTGCCGATACCGGGCAAACGCACTCGGGCAGTTTCGGTGGAGGTCACAGGACGCCTCCCCTCCTTCCTGATCGCGTTGAATCCCTTGCTGGTCGGTGCTTTTCGGTGGCCCCGGCCAAGGCCAAGGTGACCGCCACGAGCGGATGAATGATGGCCGTCGAGTCGCGGCGGTCATATCCCCATCCGCCGGCCTCGGCGATCGGCCGGCGCCGCGCGCCCTTGAGCGCGTTGGTCACGGACTCCTGGCCGGCGTGGGTGACGGTGCCGGCCTTGCCGCGGGTCTGGAACAACAGGCAGCCCTTGGCCATGTAGCGGGCCGTGGAGCGGATCACGGTGACCTTGCGGGCCTTGAGACCGGGGATCATCTGCGCGGCCGGGGACAGGTCGTCGATGACCACCGGGATGCGTCGGCCGGCCGTCTTCGCGATCCAGTCGATGGCGGCCGCGACATCGGATCCGGCCCACACTTCCTCGACGTGGGCGGTGGGCCCGTCGATCCAGGCTGCCCCGACCGAGATGTCCATGCCGTGGGACATGTCCACCCCGAGAGCGTCGGGTGCCACGTCGTCGTCGGGCCCGGCGCCGAACAGCTTGCGCCACTGACCGTCCCTGATGATCGCCAGGTGAACGCTGACCTTGGGCCAGATGCCGAACCCCTCACGGCGGAAAGCGTCGTCGGACAGCATCTTGCGCATGCGGCGGATCGCGCGTTCCCCGGTGCGGTGCGGATATGACGGGTTGGCTTTGCGGAGCTGGTCGCGGTCGTCGAGCTCGGCGTCCGCGTCGGCCGAGAACTCGATGAACAGTGACAGTTCGGTGCCGACGCCGTGTACCGATGGGTTGTCCTCGTCGGCCCAGGTGCTGCTGACCGAGTCGAGCGCGTCCTGGCGCTGCATGGTGAACACTTCGCCCGGGTCAGTCGGCCGGGGTGGGGTGCCCATCATGAACAGCAGCGGATTCTTGACGGTGTTCATGGTCGGAATCAGGTCGTCCATCGCCTTTTCGGTGACCCGCTGAGCTTCGTCGAGGATCAGGATGCCGACGCCGGTGAACCCGAGACCGAAGCCGTTTTCTCGGGCTCCGAACAAGATTCGTGACCCGTTGTGCAGGAATATGCCTTCGTCTCCGTGCGAGTCGGAGATATCGCGGATGTGCGGCCAGCATTTGTCGGTCCTGGCCATGGCTTTCATCGAGTCGAACGTCTCGCGGGCGGTCTTGAAGCGGTGCGCGGTCCAGATCACCGTCAGGCCGGGAATGATCAGCGCCAGCGCGAACACGATGGCCCCGATCAGGTAGGTCTTACCGACCTGGCGGGGTATGGAGATGACGATGGTGTCGGCGGCGTAGAGGCCTTCGGCGTCGAGAGCGAGGATCAGCCGGCCGGCGCCGTCCTGCCAGTTGTCGAAGCCCCAGCCGAGGTTGGCGCAGGTGTCGCGGACCTTGGGCCAGGCGGTCGAGACGATGCCGGCCGGTTGGATCAGGTGGCGGGCGACCTCAGATAGCCGAGGCGTCCCAGAGTTCATTGCTGGTGGTGGCGACGAGCGCGCCGTCTTGGCCTTCGCCGGCGGCGGCGGCCAGCGCGGCCAGTTCGCGGCTGATGTCGGCCTGGCGGTGAGTCAGCGCCGACAGCGCGGTGGGACTGGTCCGGGTGTCGTCGAGAGCGCGAGCGACCCGGGCACGCAACGTGGTCAGCCGGTCGCGGTTGACCGGCTCGCCGGACAGGTCGGCGATCTCACGCAGGAGTTCGAGCTGGCGGCGCACGAGCGCGGCCAGCGCCGTGGCATTGGTCCCCGGGCTGGCGATCGACTGGGCGACCCGCGCGCTCATCGCGATGAGCTGCTGCAGCTCGTCACCGGATTCGGCAGCGGTCAGCACCGACGCGGCAGGCGCCGCAGTGGCGGCGCCCGGGACAGTGCCGTCGGCGCGGACGAGGGCCAGGTGCCGGCCCGGTGCGGGCGTGTCGCTGAACAGGACGTGATCCTTGGGCCGGCCAGCTTGACGGCAGTCCTGGCACTGCCGTGTTCCCCCCGGAAGTGATCTGCTACCCCCCCAGAGCATCTTGCCGCAGCTTGAGCAGGGCGTATCGGGGTTGCGTGCCATCGTCGATCACCTCCTTGCCTGTGGATCGAAAAACAAAGAAAAGCCCAGGGAGAGAGGGCCGCCTATGCCGTGAGGGGCGGCGGCCGACCCCCTCGGGTCGACCGCCCAGGGGGGTGGGCTTAGTCGGACCACCAACGCCGTGCGGTCACGAAGGTGATGCCCGCGGGAAGGTCATTGATGTCTTTGTCGGACTTGTCGCGGTTGCACTTGCGGTGTGCCGGGACGATGTTGTCGATCGTGTCCGATCCACCTTTGGCCAAGGCCTTCAGGTGATCGATGGTGAATTCCAGCGGATCGAGGTAGTCCGCGTCGTAGTCGATCGGCTCGCCGCAGTGGTAGCAGTCGGGCTTCGGGCCGTATGGGCTCGGCGGTAGGCCGAGCCTGATGATCCGGCGGTGCTTGTCGCGTGTCGTGGTGTTGCGCTGGACCCTGCGTGCACCGCCGCGGCCTGCTCGTCCTGTCCTCATTTCACCTCCGGCGAAGGTAGCTAGAAACGAGGAAACCCCCAGGTCCGAAGGGGTTCAGACATGGGGGTACCGACTCGGGAAGGGATATTAGCAGGTCAGGATGGACATATCTGCGCAGCACGGTTCTAGCGGTGTGTTGCCGCTCAGCTCGGCGAGTTGCTACGCGGGCCCTACGTCAGGCCGGTTGGGCGCACGATGCTCGGTCACAGTGGCGACCTTTGACACAGTCATCGCAAGCGCATTCGCATGGACCATCGGGGATGAGGGTTGGACCGTCGCCGTCGAGCGTGCCTACCTTGAACCACCCAGCCTCAGCACGGCCGCCGTCGGTGGTTCCGGGCCCGAACATGCGCAGCGGGTCACTGTTGCGCGGCCCGGCCCACACCTCGCCCAGCGGTACGGCTTCACACGGTTCGATGAGTTCTCCGAACGCACCAAGTGCAGAACCAAGGTCAATTGGCTTGTCGCTCATCATGCATGTCCTTACGTCAGTTCGAGTAGCTAGCGGCGGCGAGTGAGCCTTGGTCGCAGTCGACGTGCCAGGTGTAGCTGGCGTACTCGCGGTCTTCGTCGTCTTCGGCCCTCCATGGGGTGGAATCGTGGGTGAGGTCGTAGACGCGCTCGCCGCCCTTGAATGGCTGGCTGCACACGGGGCAGAGCGCGGTCCCGCTCATGAAGATGTCCCGCCCGACCGTGAATCGTTGTGCGGTATCGCTCATCTCGGTTCCTTCTGTCAGGTAAGCGGCGGGCAGATCTTGCACGCATCGCGCGACCCTGGATGGACGAATGGCCCGCTGTAGTAGCTCGGATGCACGACCGCGCCGCACGCCTGGCTCTGGTCTGTCCAGGGCAGCGTCAGCCCATCATTCGGGCGTCGAGGCACGACGTGAACGTGGGTGTGGAACACCGTCTGTGTGGCGTCAGGTCCGATGCTGGTGATGATGTTGGCCTGCAAGCCTTGCGTGTTCACGTAATCGGCGGCAACAGCCATCAGCATGGCCGCGCGGCGAGAGGAGTGGATATCGACTGCCGCACTCTCGTCGTGGTCCCAGTGGATGACCAGGACGTGGCCCTCGGTCACTGGATTGAGCGGGTTGACGATGGCGACGCATCCGCCCATCCACTTCTGGACGATGTCCAGGTTTCCCCAGTTCGGTTTGCAGAACGGGCATTTCGTCATGTTCGCCTCCTTACGTCAGCCGCCGGAGGCCTGCCGGACCCTCGCGGCTGCGTGAGTACCGCATCGCCGGAACGGCGACCGGCGCATGATTCGTGTAGTCTCGGCACGCCGGTGTAGCTCAATCGGCAGAGCCCTGAGGATCGCGGCCACGAGTGTTGTCGATGCGCACGACAGCCGAGCCCTTCTGACGGAAGTTGCGGGTTCAAGTCCCGTCACCGGTACCACCTCTGTTACGTCAGCCGCGGAGCATCTTGGTCATGCACTCGGGGCACACTTCGCCGTCGTCGCCGGAGTACCAGCCGAGCGGCTGGCCAGTGACGACCTGCAGCGGGTTGTAGTCGTAGGCGTCGTTGAGGGTGCGCTCACGGTGGCATGAGCTGCACTTCGGCAATTCGACGCGCGGCCGCTTCTGCTCGGTTTCCCAGCGGTCAGCCATGCGCGTGAGATCGATTGCGAGCGCGCGATTTTCGCCCGCGCATGACCCTACGTAGGCGTGCAGCGCCGCGATTGCGTGGGGGTCGTGAGCTTCCAGCACGAAGCACTCGCCTACCGGCTTTCCGTTGAGCTTCTCGACGCGGTACTTGCCGTACAGGCCGCGATCCTGATCGGGGTCGGTGATGGTCATTTCTCTCCGTCTCTCCTTGGTTGTGCCGATAAGTGGTAATTGCGTCAGCCTTTTTCATTTGACGGCCGCTTTTTGTCGACCGGTGAGCCGGGTGTCGCGGCGCAGCAATCTGCGGGCAGTGTCGAAGCTGTAGAGCGCCCGATCAGTTTCTTGGACACGGGTTTTGACGAATTGCCCTTGGTGCAGGTAGCCGCGCGGACGTAGACGCTTGATGGCGATCCAGCGGGTGAGCGTCTCGGGTTTCATTGGCTCCCCGGCGTTGTCGAGCGCTTCGAGCAAGGTGGGCTCGGTCATCAGGTCCCGGCTGGCGAGCGCTCGGCGCTGGTTGGCAGCTACGTCGATCTCTTGGCCGCATGCTGGGCAGTCGACGGTGCGATCGCCGACCTGCGCATAGAGGATCTCGCTGCATTCGATCGGGTGACCGGCGTTGTCGTGGCCGGTGATCGTCGAGCAGGGGCCGATGAAGTGTCGTTCGCGGCGGTCGATGGCGCAGACCAGCTGGCCGCCCTTGTCGCCCGATCCGACGAGCTTGTTGACGTCGTCGAAGATGTTGCCGGCGCAGTCCAGTCGTGCGATCGCTTCGATGTTGACCTGTAGCCAGCGTGCGAGGTCGCGGGTTGCGATGGTGTCGAGGCCGGGTGGGCGGCGGCCGGTGTGCCGTTCGGCGATGGTTTCGACCCAGCGCCGCAGGAGCTTTCGTGTGTCTCGCGCGGTCTCTGCGGCGTCGAAGTCCATGACGTTGAGGTCAGAGGCGCTGCGGATGCGGCCGATGGTGCCGTGCGGTACGCGGTCGAGTTTCTGGATGCGCGCGTCGAGGTCGTCGAGCAGCTCGGGCACGCGGTCGAGCATGTTGCCGAGTACTCGGGTGCAGTCGTTGCATAGGTAGAGCTGTGACGGCCGTTTGCACGCGTGGTTGAGGCAGTTGGTCGTCATCCTCGTCCTGGCCTCTCTGAGAGTCGTTGCGTGCAGGGAATTGTGCGTGGCGTGCCGTCGTCGTGACGGCAGTAAGCCCGCGGTTTGGCGTCGCAGTTCGGGCACCGCCGATTGATGGCTCCCGTGGTGGTGTATGCCTCGTAAACCGCGCCTGTGGTACGGCGACGGTGACAACGTCCGGGACCGCGCACGAAGGTGTTCATGACATCGTCTCGATCCATGTCAGGCATAGCCCACCGCCTGTGCTGCTTGGGTTTTCGGGTGATCGCACTTCACGAGGTGTTCGCCGCGGCCACCGTCATCGTCGAGCGTGATGCTGACTCGTCCGAAGTCGTCGCAGTCGGGGCAATCGGCGATCGCTTGGCGGGCCCGGCGGCGGTCTGCGTCTCGGGCCGCGGCGATGGCGACGTCGTGGTCGGCGGCAACGGCCTGCCAGTCCTTGAATGCGCCCCAGGCTTTGCGGCATTGCCCGCAGTCGTCGCGGTAGCCCCGGTGTTGGGGGCAGCATTTGGCGGGCGGATGGTCGAGGTGGATCTCGGCGATGTGCGGCTCTGGTGACGTACCCGAGTTACGTAACAACCCTTGGGTATTGGTGTAGGGCTTAGGTGAGAGGACAGGCGTGTCCGGTTGAAATGACATTCCTGTCCGGTGGTGGCCTGTTTCAACAGGACTCACGTGTCCTACGGTGGAGTTGTTCACAGGACCCACGTGTCCGGTGGTGGAGTTATTCACAGGACTGGCGTGTCCTGTAGAACTGTCGTCGGCCGCGGGCAGCGTGAGGCGGTATTCGGCGGCCTTGCCCGCCTTGGGGTTTGCTGCCGCAGTCTGCTGGATCAGTCCGAGTGCGCGGCCGGCGGCCAGGGCCCGCCGTACGGTCCGCACGTCCACCCCAGCGGCCTCAGAGAGGTTCTGCTCGCCCGGGTGTGCACCGGTGCCGTCGCGGTAGTCCGCGTAGCCCTCCAGGGCCAGCAGGACCGTCTTGCACGACGCGGAAAGCTCTTTGCACGGCATGCGGAGCACCAGGCGCGTCCACTGCCTCCGACTGTCGAATGTGAGCATCTACGCTGCGCCCCTCGGGTACCCGTCGAAGGTGCGACCGTCGTGGTACAGCTCGCGGCCAGCGCGCCCCTTCCCGAGCCGGTACATCGAGGTCGGGTGATGGTGCGGAAAGTCGGCCCGGTAAGCCTCACCCCGTCGAGGGATGCTGTTGACGAAAATCCGTCTCGGCCGGGTCCACCGGAGCGGCTGGTCGAGTTTCTCCGGTCGGAGCTGCACGTCGAACCCGTGCTCGTAGTAGTGACCGGGTGTGCCGCGCCAACGCTCGGCGAATGTCTTGGCGTAGCAGTGATCGCAGCCCGCCGATACCTCGGTGCAGCCGGTGACGGGATTCCATGTCGCGTCGGACCATTCGATCTTGGTTTTATCGCTCACGGGCATCTCCGATCTCGGCGGCGAGTACGTCTGGAGGTACGAGGGCGAGTAGCCGCGGGCTGAGTTGCAGCGCGCGGCGGGCCGCCTCGGGGGTGCGGCGGATGTCGACGGCCGGGCCGACCTGGGACTGTTCGGTGGGTGTGAGTCGTCGCTTGAGGTGGAATGCGCGGCCGGTCCATTCGCGCCATTCGCCGAGTTGCGGGTCTCCGAGTCCGTCGAGTTCCTGTTCGGCTCGCTGGCCGCACAGGGTTGCTCCGTAGAACGCCCGGAGCGGGGCGACCGAGACGTGCCAGACTGGCCCGCCGAATCCGGCCTCGATTCATTCGTAGCCGCTGTTCACGGTGAGGACGATCGAGAACCCGCCGGCCTTGTCGAGCTTTCCGAATCGGGGGTGCATCGTCTCGATGGACAGTCGGCAGTGGTGCTGAAGCGCCGTGGTTGCGGTGTTGTCGGTCATGCCGTCATCCGCTCGTCGACAACGCGTGCGTTGCGTTCTTCCCGGGCCAGCTCGACCAGTCCCGGCCTGACTGGGATGTTGTCGCGGTAGAGGGCTCGCTCCAGTGCGACTGCGGTGGTGTCGAGTTTCTGGACTATCTGGGCGTCGGAGTACCCGAGTTCGCGCAGCTCGACGTACAGCTCCGGTTTGCGGGAGCGTTTGCAGGTGGTGCGGTCGGCCGTGGCCGCCGGGTCGTCGATCGTGTCTTCGTCCCACGCCAGCGGCGGTGGCCACCCGAGATCTGCGGCGCGGCGGCGCGCTCGCTCGCTGGGCCCGGGGATCAGCTGCGTTTCGTTGAACAGTGTTTCGACGCGCAGCGCTGTTGCGGCGGTCACCACGGTGTGCTTGCCGCTGAACAGTCGGGAGCCGTTGGTCGGAAGGATCCCGATTCGTCGGCTCAAATCCGCTTGTGTGTAGCCGATCGCGACGAGTGCGCGTAGCCGCCGCAGCGTGCCGACGGCCGGCACGAACTGGCCGGGAGAGACCAGCCGATGCAGGGCCGCGGCGGGCAGCGGAATGGCGAGGATGCGATCAGCCTTGTCGCGGAAGATCTGCCGACTTGGTGCGAGTCCACGTTTGCCGCGTCCGTTCATCAGGGTCGCCAGGTCTCCGCGGTGTAGGCCTGCGATCCGGCAGATGTGGCGGCGTGAGACGCCGGCCTCGACGAGCGCGTTGACGTGCTGGCGGGCTGGTTCGGCGTCGACGTACTTCGATTCGAACCCGATGCGCTGCCGCGCGGATTCGTAGCAGTTCGGGCATAGGCCGCGCCGCAGTGGTGGCCGCAGCCGCCTGCACTTGGAGCAGGTCGACCCGGTCACGCTGCGTCCTGGTGCTCGATGATGCGTCGAACGGTTGCGTGGTGCACGCCGAGGGTCCGCGCGATGGTGCTCGCGTTGGCGCCGTCGGCGCGTGCGGCGAGGACTTGCGCGACGCGTTCGGGCGCGATGCGTACCGCGCCTTGCGCCACGATGCGCACTGCTGTCGCGTGGTGTGCGTCGTGGCGCGCGGGGTCGTCGACCTGCGCGGTTCCGGTGTGCACTTCGACGTGCACGGCGGCGCTGGCCTGCGGGGTTGGCTGCGTGGTGGTGAGCTGCTCGGCGCGGGCTGCGTTGGTCAGCGCGGCGATTCCAACGGTGCTGCCGGTGATGCCGAGGTCGACGATGAGCGGGACGATCCACGCGGTGACGGGGGCGTAGCCGGCCCAGGTGATGACGAGGTCGCGCAGTGCGACGAACATGAGCACGAATGAGCCGACCGCCAGCGTGACGGCGATGCACAGGGCGGCGCGGTAGGCGGCGCCGGTGATGCGGGCGCGCACCAGGGCGTGGGCGCCGTAGGTGGCGCACAGTTGGATGGCGACGATGACGAATGCGACAACGGCGGCGATCACGGGCGAGCGCGCGGCGCCGAGCATGGCGTGCGTGACGTTGCCAGCGATGGACACCGCCGCGGAGCCGATCAGCCAGGCCCAGAAGAACCGGGTGGCCGCGGTGCGGTGTGTGGTGGTCATGGGTGGTTCCTTTGTTGGATGGCGACCAGGGCTGCGATGCCGGTGAGGTCGGCGATGCGGTTGCGGGTGAGCGTGATGACGTCGTCGAGCGCGTCGAGGGCGCGATCGCGGCGCCGGGTGCGCAAGTTGGGAAACTCGCGCACCCGGCCGATGAACTGTCCGTCGCCGGTGGGGACCGTGTAGAAGTTGCAGTCGTCCAGCGACGGGATGGGATTCACGGGCGATCGGCCGCCTTGATGATGAGAGCGCTCAGGCCGAGCATCACGACGATCACGACGGCCGGGGCCCACAACGGAGCGGTGACCCACCACCAGGACCAGGTGATGACCCCGGTCAGCTTGAGCACGAGGAAGACGACGAACAGGATTGTGCCGATGCCGATCCCGTTGCTGTTCGACTTGGTGTTACTCATGGCTGCGCGTACACCGGGAGGTCGAGGTGGTCGACGATCTGGGCGGTGAGGTCGGCCCATGCTTGGCGGACGATCTCGCGGGTCGGGAACAGCTTGACGGCGAGCAGCAGGTGTCCGTCGACAACGTCGGTGCGGAAGTAGGCCGGGACGTCGTAGAGCTTCGGGTGGCCTTCCCACGGCCGCAGGGACAGCATGATGTGTTCGGGCACTTCGAGTTCGCGGCCCGCGACGCCTGCCGTCCTGGCGACCTCCATCTTGTAGACGTAGGTCAGTGCACCGTTGGCGCGAGTGGGGGCCGATTCGAACTCGCCTTTGGTGGACTGCTTGATGCTGTCGATGATCAACAGGAGGTCAGCTTGATCTGGTGAGGTGATGCAGTGGCGCAGTTCTTCGATCGTGTCGCCGAACTTGCCCTGGGGCATGTACTGGCCCGAGATCTTGTGCCACGCCACCCAATCCGGATCATCGGTGAGCTTGAGGGTGAGGATGTCGTCGCGCCATCCGGCGGCACCGCCGACAGCGCTGGCGTGGTCGTTGTAGATCGCGTCGATCTTGCCGCGGTCTGCGTTTCCCCACAGGGTGCCGGTATTCAACGGCAGCGGGCGCCGGTCCAGTTCGTGCAGGAACGAGTCGACATCGCTCACGGTGCGGGTGCCTTTGGCGCGCAGTGGAACGATGGAGGCTTCGAGGGCGGCGGCCCGGTCGTCGATCGCCTTTACTTGCAGGCCACCGTTTTCGGTGACAGCGACAGCGTGGCGAAGGTGCTCCACGGTGCTATCGACGATCTGCGCCTCGTGTGGGGCGTGCTCGACGCTGGCCGTGGTGATGGCGGCCAGCTCGGCCAGATCGGCAAGTTCGTTGGTGTCGGACATTGGTTCGGATTCCTTCCGGTTGGTTGCTGTTGGGGGAGGGTCAGGCAGTGTCAGTCGTGGCCAGCGCCAGCGGATTTGCCGTCGGGTGCGGGCATGGTGGCAGCGGAGACGGGCCCGTAGAGGCCGGGCTGGTTGCGGGTCAGGCGGCCGTCGTCGGTGCCGAACCACATCGACTTGCGCGGTTCTTTCGGCAGGGTGTAGGTGATCTTGTCTTCGAGGCTGAACGTGCCGGCGATGTTCGGTACGGGTTTGACGGTGAGTTCGACGACGACCTTCCCGGGCTTACCGGTCCGGTTGACCGCCTCGACAACCTCTTTGAGCTTGGCCGTGGCATCGTCGTTGGCGCGGCCTTTGGCGTGCTGTACGAACGTGACGGCGAAGTCGTTGGGGTCAGAGCCGTTGTCGGACATGCGTTGTGTTCCTCTCAGTGAATTGATGGAGATCGGCGCCGAGGCCGGCGGCGACCGCGACGGCCAGGCCGACGCCGAACAGGGTGATGGCGCCGAGGTAGATACCGGCCAGGGCTGATCCGCTGGCGACCGCGCCGACGAGGATGCAGATTGCGCGGATCACGTGAGCGCCGCCTCACGAGCAGCGCGGCGTTCGCTCCGCTTTTCGCGCGCCTTGTTGCTTGCTTTGCGGCACGCGATGCACACGGGTTCCTTGAGCCTGCGGTGACGGTTGTAGCCGGATTCGGTGCCGCACAGCACGTCCGGTAGCGGTTTTCCGTCGTCGATGAGTTGCCCGCCCCAGACGCCGTGGCGTTCGCCTGTCGCCTTGGCGTGCTGGCGACACTGCAAGATCACCGGGCATTGCTGCTGGCAGATCGCCACCGCTCGCGCGGCGTCTGCGCGGCCGCCGTTGCCGGATTTCTCGGTGAAGAACAGTTCCGGGTCCTTATTGCGGCACGCAGCTCGCTCCATCCATGCACTGCTCATCGGGCACCACTCATGACGGCATCCCATTGCGCCCGTACCCATTCGACGTCGCCCATGGCGGTGTGCCGGTCGAAGTCCTCCGGGTTGACCCCGACGGCAGCGGACAGCTCGTCGGAGCTGTAGGGCGGCAGCATCGTCATCGGCCAGAACTCAGGCCAGGTCGGTGTGGCGATCCCGCGGGCCCACCCGACGATCACGTTTTCGATGTCGATTAGGTGGTAGTGCCACGGGTCTTGAATCCCGTTGGGACGCAACATCTGGTGCCGGATTCGTGCAGTGTCGAAGTCCGGCACCGCGCCGATGATGGTCGGCCGGCCTTCCAGGAACATGGTGATCATCCCGGCTGCGGCGTTGATGCCGACCGCGCGGTCGTGGTCGTAGCGCGCCGCGTAGTCCTGCGCGAACTCGGCGGGCAATGTGTCAAGCCACGGCTGCGGGTCGTGCTCGACGAACAGATGCAGCGGGTACTCCCGGCCGGTCTCACCGTCACGGCGCACGGCGGCGAATTCCCAGATCGGAGAATCCAGGTCGAGGCCGAGGGTCTCGGTGTCCATGAACACGATGTCGCCCATCAGGCACCCACCAGATGACCGGGCTCGTCGGCCAGCACCGTCTCCGGGGTGACGGGGTAGGTTTCGCGGCTGCCGCCGGCGTCCTGCCAGTAGCCGCCCCAGCAGGAATAGCGGCCACAGGCCAGCGGCACCCACCGTTCGGGCCACCAGATGGTCCGCTCACGGGTCCAGGAGCCGTCGGCGCGCTGTGGGCTGTCGCAGATGGTGCGGCGCTGCGAGCCGAGGAATCCCCACAGCACGGTCTGGCAGCCGATGCCCGGGGCCGCGTCGGCCCGCGCGGCGTAGGCGATCCCGGTTCCGGCCAGGACCGCGCCAGCGGCCATGGCGGCGAGGAACCGACGCACCGTGCGCCGAGCCGGCCGCCGTCGAGTACTCAGCGGAACCAGCCACGGGGCGCCCGGCACGGTCCCGAGCACCGATGCGTCGAGGTCGGCGATCTCGGGAACCGGATAGGTGCCCTGGCGCCACGCGTCGAGCAGCTCGGCGGCGTGATCGACGGGCCAGTCCAGGCAGGCATCGATCGCCGCTGCGTCCTCGAATGCGACCGTGAGGCCGATCGGATCCCACTGGCTGCCGTCGACCACGGCTTGGTCGGCGATGGCGTCGAGCAGATCACGCAGGTACGCCAGGTCGCAGCTGAATTCGACGTCATCGACGGTGACCGGCTCCGAATGCGGCAACGCGACGACCGTCGTCGGTAGGTGCGACCACTTCGCGTGATGCTCCTCTATCGTGGTTGCAGACACGGGTACCTCCTGTTTGTCGAAAGGCCCGCCCCGGGGTGCGACCCGGCGCGGGCCGCTTACTTTTTGGTGACGTAGAAATCGGCGAGTAGCTCGCGCGCGACGTCGGACCAGCTAGCGCCTGTCGCGTGCCACGAACCGAAGATGTGCGCGGCGAGATCGTCCTGACGCACGGATAGCTGATCAGGATCAGACTCGATCACCTCGAATTGCGCAGCGCGGTCACGCAATTCGGCTGTGAATCGGTCGAGCACAGACTGGTCCGACGTGCGGACAGGCGGCAATGTCATCGCGACATCGGTGAACTTGGCGGCGTAATCGATCACGTCCGCAGCCCTGCCGAGGATCACCGAATCAGGCAGCTGGCAGAACTCCGTGGGTGGCGACGCTTCCCCAGCGTCACCACCCACGGGTTCGTCATGATCGCTCACCAGACGCTCAGGGCCGTCGAGCATGTCGGCGACCAAACGAAGGCCGGCCGCCGAGATCATGCGGATGTCACCAGCGAGTGTCATTCGCTGGCCTCAGCAGCGCGCTTGGCGGCGAGTTCGTCTATGTCGGATCGGCGGAAGAGGTAGGCGCCGTTCTTCCCGGGGAGCTTGTGCGCGGGTTCGAGATCGCCCGCAGCGACCCACCGACCAATGGTGGCCTGGTGGACCTTCAGGATTCGGCAAACCTCCGCTGAACCGATGAACTCGGTATCGGTGTGCGTTGGCATGTGAGTCACCATTGCACAGTGCATTGCACATCGCAAGGTCAACACAGCGTGTCGATGAATTTGAGTGTTCAACCGTAGAATGCAGTACGCATTGCGCTTTGCACAAACATGTGTCAAAGTCGGACTATGAGTACAAGCACAGAAGGTGTGTTTGTCCCCCAGTGGGACCTAGCCGACCGCCTGGCGAAAGCACTCAGAGTCGCCGACGTCTCGGTTCAGCAAATGGCTGACTATCTAGACGTTCATCGAAACACGGTGAGCGCGTGGATAAATGGACGCACCCCGCCCAGCACGCAGTCAGTTCGCCTGTGGGCAATGCGGACAGGCGTGCCGTATTTGTGGCTCAAGGATGGAACCATCCGACCCGACAGTGGGCCCGATGGTGGGGGCATGGAGCCGCCTGGGGGAATCGAACCCCCGACCTATTCATTAC